TATTAATAATAGTGGTGTATGAATCTACCGAAATATATCCTTTACCAGTATTTTGAGGATAAAATGCATCAAACACAACTGTTAGTAGATCATTTGGTCCGATACCAACATTCTGATAATTTGAATTATGAACAAGGAAAGACTGGTCGAAAAATGCGTCTTTTTGTCCATCTTTTACATTAAACGCAAAGGTTATATCGTCTACGGAATTTGTTGAATAATACCCATAGCTAAAGATCTGACTTGTAGTAGTTGCAGTAGCTGCTGACGATAATTGTAAAGCTGTGCTATTAACTACATTAGCAGTCGAACCAGCAACAATGCCGGGACCAAAAACAGACACTCCATTAGCAAATCCTGTGGTATTCGTTATTATATATGTGTTTCCAGTTGATGAGTTTGCAGTGAATGTTCCCACATTTGAAGATTTATATACATTACGAAGATTGTACACATATGGGATACCAAGGCACCATGGACCAGTGGATCCTGCCGAGTTGTTAGACACATTAATTCTAACAGCAATACTTGTATTAGCCTGTAATGCTCTATCCGGATCGCTTGGAATTATTGCATTATAACTAACAGATAGGTTCATATTGGCAACTAAAGTCTCTGGAGATCCGTTGGCCGCAATCAGAGAAAGTTGTAGTTGTTGGCTATTTGTATCTAGAATTGATGCATATGATTGTCCTGATAAATTGATAGGGACATTTACAGGATAACACTTATTATGAGTAGAAGAAGCATTCGAATTAAATGCGCTATCAACCGACATTGATGAACTATTGATAACAGTTACAACTCTTCTAACAGTATTTGCTACGTTGATATAGTCGCCGGTATTATACTCTGTATTAAAAGAAGTTGTGTTTCCGGTTGCATTTTTTACGAGCGTATTTGTAGAATATACGGTAACGTTTCCGGTCTTAGTCAGAGACACATTAGCAAAATTAGCACCAGACGAGAATGATGTAGGAACGATTATCAAATCAGAAGTTGCTTGAGATGCAGGAATTATTCCTTGTGTATATGGGAATTTATACGATCCAGTTAATCCAATAATATTTGAATTACCGGTTGTATAATTGATCAAAGAATTTGCATTGCTTCTATATGTATAATTAGGAAGAACGTTTGTGTTACTTAAACTTGCAGATCCAACCTTTCCAGTATCAAACACCAAAGATGATTTGGAGGGAAGTTCAAGAACTGCAATATTGGTGTTTGATGTTGTGTTGCGGGTTAATACAATATCAGCAAGACCACTATTAGTCGAGTATATGGCTTTAACGCTGGCAAATGTTTTGCCAGTATTCATTCTGATGTCTGCAAGATATGCTTTATATTGTGCAGTTGGAGTTCCAGACTGTCCTCCATAATATACCAAGGAAATAATTTTTGCAGTACCAATCGCATTACCATTTGGCGAGAACGTGGGACTAAATGTATCACCAGATACTGCATTTTGTGCAGTATCATATAGAGTTACAATAGCACCTGTAGTTGTTGGAAATGCACCAACCATTTGTTGGACTAATATTGAGTTGTCATAGTTTACGCTAATGGTTTGATTTGCAGAAACCTTTGTGTCAAGACCTTTACGGACAGGAGTTCTGATATTATTCAGTTGCTCAATTCTATGTCCTTCGATATAAGCAAGCCCAGCAGAAGCAACAATAGAATTGTAAGTGCTGTTGGAAGATTCCATATGAATGCGGAAAGGATTAATTGTAAAGTTTCCAGCTTCTTCATAGGTACGACGAGCAAATTCATTCCCCAGAGAACTATATTCAGTTTGCTGAAACGACTTAGTTATATTACCATTTTCCCATTCAACGAGAGAAAAGAAGTTTGAATTGGGGGTAGCATTTGTAGAATATTCTACTAATGTAGGAATAAGTTGTAGACGATCTGCTCCGGGTGCATTATAGTTTGTTGATCCAGTAGCCTGATCATACAGATTAGAATCTTGATATGTTGTAACAATATTTTCTGCAATATTAAAACCAACAGTCACCTGATCTGGTTGATTTGAATATTTGTCAACAATCACAGAAGTATTATTTTCAACTTGAATGAAATGACCTTTTTGGTAAACAACACCAGATGATACAGTCATTAAATATCCAGCACCAACTGAATTTGATACGGATGCAATAGTTACATCACCATTAGAAAAATAATTGGTCGAGTTTGCATATGTTGGATTTGAATTTGTATAGAATTGAAGCTGTTTTCCTGATGGAAATTGTTGAACATTATTGATACCAGAATTAATATATTTAAAATATAAAGTTTTTAAATTGGGATCATTTGATTGATAACCATCAATAGAATTTACGCAAATTGCATATAGGTTTGATGTGGATTCGTATGCTAATAGTCCGGGATATTGAGTTACATCAACTTCAGCATTATCGATTGGCCTAATGTCGTTAATTTTGGTGTAATAATAATTTACATCAAAGTTAAAATTACATCCTTTGATGATTGTGCCTGTAGCATAAATGTTGTCACCAAAACGCTCGACCTGATTTTGGAGAATGTCCTGAAGCTGAGTTAATTCTCTAGCCTGAACCGAAACGGAGGGCTTAAAAAGGATACGATGATAGTTATCTGCTAATGCGTTATTAGCATCATCATAATAAGGAGAGACGGAAAGATCAGTTTCTAAACCCATTTTTTCTTATCCTATTGAGTGGTTCATGAAAAACCAACAATTAATTTTACAGTTTCTGATTGCAGGCTATTTCTTGTTACAGGTTGTATATTTTCGACATAAAGTATATCGCCAGTATATGGAACTAAATCGCTGGATATAACAGAATTTAACTGAATACTTACTGATCTACTAGCATCATCATAGATGTATTTATAATGTCCGGATGGAACATCTGAAGTTGTAAAATTTCCCTTAACTTCAGTAAGATATATGTAAGTGTTGCTACCGCCAGTGTCTATTTCTTGGATATATCCATAGCCCTGATCAATTCCACCAAAAGTGGTAACAATTTTTTCACCAACTGAAAATGTTCCCCCACTCAAAGAAGATGTTTGACAAATAAGTTGTACTCTATTATTAAATACAGACGATTGTCCTGAAATAGCAGTGACCAATACGTTATAACTTGCCCCAAATGCTTGAATGCCGTTTGCATAAAATCCAGTTAGAATATCTGAAGTGTTGAATATGCCAGACACGTTGGATAAAGAATATATCGAACCAGAAGTTCCTCCAGTAATAATTCCTTCAGCACCACTGTTTGACCCATGAATTGTTCCACCGCTTAAAAGCCCTAATGCAGGCGGGGCAGAAGAATAGGTATAAGTTAATCCAACATTAGCATAAAGTGGATTGGCAATAATGCCAATTCTACGATATTGAGATCCAGTTCCGGGTATTTTTCCACCTTCATTATTAGCAAATTTTGTAGAATATGCTAGATATGTTGCATCAAGTTCTGAAAAAACATCATATCCATGTCCACCACGAGGAGAAAGTATTGCCCGAACAGATGCATTATTTGCAGCAATCGATGTTGTTCCGGTATTTCCTACAATACCAACATTGGCATAACTATATCCAGATCCTTTACTAAGAACTTGAATTGAGGATAAAACTTTAGTATTTGGGTCGATTACAGACAATCCTGTCGCACCAGTCCCATCACCACTAATAGTGACTCTGGGAGAGATTATATATTTTGATGTATAATCGGGCAATGTTGGAAATGCATTAGCCAAAAGAACTCTTCTTGAATTTCCTGTAACTACATATTCGCTAACAACACCAACCTGCCCAGCACCAGTTCCTGATGAAATGTATAAAGAACACCCATTATAAAAATTAGCATTAGAAGAAATATTAGGAGATGTTGCATCATATACAGAAGACTTTGAACCAGAAGTATATCCCGTAATAGTATTTACGGTAGGTTCAAAAATATTATTAACATTTCTCAAAGTTAAATGTGAAACGGAGTTATTTACTGTCGATTGTGAAACCACTGTTCCTGTGACAGTCATTCCCCCATAAATTTGAGTTACGGTTTCTCCAACGTTGTATGTATTAGAGCTTATAGATAGAATTGTTGTGTCTGATCCCTGAAGACCAAAATATTGTGAATTGCCACCAACTGCAATGTCTGTGAAATATCCGTTGGTGTATGAGTTATAGTTACTTCCGCCAGATATAATCGAATATGTTTCAATGGCACCAGATATAGCATTTCCTTCAACCGCGCCATTAGATATCACAGGAATAAATTGCGATGTGGCAAAGGCGTCATATTGTGTACTATTGATACTATATAAGTATTTCCATTGGTATCCATCTGATGTGACATAATATACAGAATCTGGTGAAGTCTGAGAAAGTAATGGCTGAACTGTCGATGGGATTCCTCCAGCATTATTTAAACACTTAAATACGTTATATTGACCAGCTTCTTGTGTAATAACATAAAAAGGCTCATCAAACAAATTGATATCTTGATCGTCATACATATTATAGACAGTTCCGCTAGTCCAATCATATCTATTTGCCATTAAAGAAATTCCAGCGGGACCAACATAGTTTCCAAATAAAATCTCATTATTGATCTGATATTCATTTAGATAAACCGAATTGTCTAAATTGGGGGGCGATACATCATTTGGCCACGGTGTCGCTTTTGCAGCAAAGATATAAAACTGCCCAGAGGATGCAGGAGACGATAACATCCAAATATTTCTGCGGAGACTAAAATTGACAGTATTGCTAATGCTCATTTATTAAAATCCTATAGCCCAATATGCTACGTTAGCAGCAGTTGCAGAAGTTGTTCTAATTGGAGCAACTGTCGTATTAGCAGGTTGCATTAAATATGGACCTGTAGCTGCCGAGCTTACTGGAGTCAACCAAACATGAAAACACGCAGTTGCAAATGGACTGGAAAAACTTACATTTGCAACAGAAGAATTTGCAGAAACCCACCCATAATTTGCCTTCATTCCATTAGGAAGATAGGTCCATCCATTAGCAGCCTGAGCAGAAGCAGTTCCTCCAGACCCAAGCGTAAATGTATTTGATGTTATATTTGCGGTATATGTGTTTACGATGCCCGCAGTAGTATTTCCAACTACAATACTAGATCCAGTCATGACTACACTGGTGTTTGTTGTGGTATTATATATACCCTCAACCGTAGAGTTTCCAAATCCATAAACTGTGGCATTACCTACTTGATATGTCGATGAGGTGAGAGTTGCTACAGAAATATTTGCGGTTGAGTTTGCGGTAACTAGCGCCTCAACCGTAGAATTGCCCAGTCCATAACTAGTCGAATTTCCTGCAAAAAAATGTGTTGAATTAGAGAAAGTATTTACGGTTGAGTTTCCAACACTATATTGTATAGAATTGGCTAAAAATTGACCAATAACAGAGCTTCCATATATTGATAATGTGGTTCCAACTACAACATTACCAGATATATTTGCTGCCCCAGTAACTGCTAAAGTTGCATTGGGTGCAGTATTACCTATACCAACATTACCAGTTGCGGTAATACGAACTCTTTCATTGGCGGCTAAGGTTCCCCCCGTAAAAAAATTAATATATGCAGCACTAGCAGTACCAATAGATAAATTGGTACTACCCGTGTACAAATATCCATCAGATGGACCATTAATGGTCCATGCGGAATTTGACCATGTGCTGCCATTAATTCCCATATCAACAAAATTACTTCCAGATAAACCGCCATTATCATAAGCAGCAAAATCTGAAGAAGTGTTTCCACCTGTATTGGCATTTGTGATAACAATGTCTACTGAAGAGTTTGAATTTCCATATCCAGCAACAACTGATGGAGTCCCCAGAATTGTGTTGGATCCAATTTGTACATTAGCAGTCATGTTACCAAGAGACATAATTCCAGAATTGCTGATAGACATCAGGACCGTGGTATTACTAACTGTTGTTGAATTTCCTGCATAAACGACGAGACCATCATTTTGGCCGACCATGATACGACCAGACCCAACAACATAATCTATTGTAATGCCATCAGAAACTGGATTAGTATATGCAGAATTGGCCGAAATTCCTCCAGACAAAACCGTATCCCCAGATTTATACACAGTAAACTGGTTTGATCCATTGTATGTCAAATTTAAAAGTGCCGAATTTGATGTTGAGGCGGTATCAGTAACGCTCATGCCGATACCAACAGAATCGATGGAATTATTATTCCAGTTATCTGTCATCTGATAGATATACGTATTAGCCATCTGTTATCCTCTTAGCAATACAATATTACCGATTCTATCGATAATTTGATTTGAATTTCTATCCACAACTTGTTCATATATAAATCCAATTGATGATGAATATCCAATAAGCGGTTTAGTTGTTTCAGAACTAATGCTCACAGAACCAAACATCTTAGTGCCAACAACATGTGCAAGCTGTTTAACAATATCAGCATATTTATCCATAGAAATTTTCGATCTTATTTCATATGAAAAATCTTGATAATATGTGTCATCTATGATATATTTATCGGAATCTAAGAAGCCACGAGTATCTTTCCAATATCCCAGACCAATTCCTTGATAGTTTACATTTGCTATACCTTGAATTTCATAAGGATTATTATTGTTCTGAAGAATTATAGTATTATTTGGTTGGTGTCCGTATCCGGAATCAATGATTTGAAGAGAAGTTGCAATACCAGTGGCTGTAAATACATTTGAGACTACAATGGCATTATTGCCCATATCTAAAGAATTTTGATTTTGAGATATTGAAGTGATCGTTGCAGTTCCTCCAGATGAAGAGGTAATGGTTGTTCCAGTTACAAATGATTGATTAAACGTTTGCCGTTTAACTTGAATTGCTGCATTATTTGAAGATACAACAACACCAGCAGCCAGAGTTTGTGATGTCAAAGATGTTGCAGTAGAGACACTGGCAGTAGCATTAGAAGTCAATCCAACAACATTATATCCCGAAACAAAACTTCCTTTGATATTTTGTAGCACCAAATATGTTGAGTTTGCAGTATATATTGTACCATATGAATTTGCGGTTCCGTTACTTTGTGTAACTCCTTCTCCAATATAGGTCGAATTTGCTGCCTTAAATGAAGTTGTATTTCCGGTTATGGCCAAGGTTTGAGTAGGGATATAAAATGTTGAAGACACCACATCGTTTACCGCAATAATCCCTGTCAGCCCTGTTATACCAAGAATAATATTTTTTCTTCCAGCGGCGGCAATAGGATCATCCCTAACTGCAACAAATGGAGTTGCAGTATAATTGTTTCCGGGAGCGATTCCAGTCAAAGAACCTATAGTTCCGATGGTATATAGATTTGATGCCAAAACATCATTAATGATATTATTATATCCAAAACTGTTATTTTTTGGAAATCCATATTGACCTATATTATAAACAAAATTTGTGGTAACACAATTAGCTAAAGAATTTGCTGATAGGTTTAGGATTGTATTATTTGAAATTGATGAAACCGTTCCAAGGTAATTGTTTCCAGATGAGTTTGATGCGTATATACCAGATCCAACTATAATATTTCCTATAAACGTTGTTCCAAATCCAGTTACGACATTTGTGGCAGAATTTGTAGTGATACTGCCCGCAATAGTAAGCAGCCCAACATTAGAATTTCCTCCACTAATAACCATATTCAAGTATGGAATTTGTGCAGAATCAACCCCAGAAATCATATCAGTATAAAGGAATTCCTGCTCTGTATTATACAGAGTTCCAATTCCAAATGTTGCACCAGACCCCTTACCAACAACTAAAGAATTTGCGGTGGTTCCGGAATTGCTTACAGTATATGCGCCGTTTCCATAAAATGTATTAATTACATTATGAATGCCAATTGCAGTAGAATTAGTTCCTGTTATAACTGCTTGTGAAGTAGTATTTGTAAAATTAAATCCATCCAGAACTAAACTGTTTGCATATGTAGCAATATTAGCAGATAACCCAAAGTTACCATTGGTTACACTAATTGCCAGATTATTTCCTGATGTTGCGACAACAAATCCACTGGCAATCAGAGAGTTGTTTGTGGCATATCCATATAAATTTGATCCAACTAATTGAACAGTATTTGGGTTGGTGGGATACGATACCAAAATGAATACATTAGCCAAGGGCTGAGTGATTGTATCAAATGTTATATATGAACCAGAAACATTATTAACAGTTAAAACGTTATTGGAAACATGAACTTGAGAAGAGTTTGTGGTATATCCAGATCCACCATCAATTAGATTGAAAGTAACTCTTCCTGTATTATTGGCAACAGATGCAACTCGTGCGGACCCATATTGACCACTATCTGAATATGTAATATTAAATATATCACCAACATTATTATTGGCACCACCGTTGACGATTGATATTTCAGTTAAAGACCCGGTGATTATTGGAGCATCCGCAAAACTTCCGTTTTCGGTTACGAGTTCGCCAAATAAAAAGCTTCCTTCAATAGAACTTAAAGTTAAAACATCGATAATTCTACTTTTAATAATTATAGTATGAACATTCTCAACAAATGCAGTAGAGCCAGACTTAGATCCAACAATTTGCTGTCCAATCATAGCGATTGTTCTAGGATTATGTTCTACTTCAATATATTCCGGAACATTCCAAACGCCATCAGACGCTTTTAGAATATCCTTTCCGGGAAGATATACATTGATATCATCATCAAATAATAACCTGAATAAAAGTTGTAGCCCCTGAGTGCTACCTTTAGATTTATAAAAATCCTTAATGTGTTTAATCAGAAACTTTTTATTTGCAAAGGTAATTGCAGGAAATTGTTGAAGAAACTCGTAAGTGAAACTACTCATGAACTGATCTATAGTAGTATCAATATCTTTATAATTCATTAAATTTCTGGAGGCATTTATTGTATATCCTTGTTGCTCCATCCATTCATAATATGCTAAAATAAATGCGACAAGGTTTGGCCCATCAGTCTCATAAAAAGATGGAAATTGTTGAGCAACAATATCAGATATAAATTGATCGATATTCATTAGTTTCTAATTCCTGTCACAGTAACAACTATATCAGATGCTTCTGTACTCAAAATCATATTTCTGACAGTAGAACAATCATCAACTACCGTTGTGGCATATATTTTCATATGTGGGGAAGGATATGCCGATACATTAAAATTCACCAAATTTATAATACCATTAGTATAATCAACTGTTCCGGCAGTTCCTACCACAGTCTGAACTCCACTAATAGTTGATACAACTTTAAGGGATCCTTTAGAGTCATCAATAATAGAACAATTTAAATTGTTATATGTAAAAATGCTAGATGATATCGTTCCCGGAACAAATTCATTCTGATAACTTAGTGCCTGTGAGAATGTTGTGTTGAGTGTTGGAGTCAACACTTTCATTAACTGAGTTGTTGTTTGTTGATCTGTGATAGATGAATCTGCGTTGTCGATTGCTGATAAAAGCTGACTGTATCTAAATCTTGTTTTGAATTTATTTAGGTTATTTGTTGCATACGTATTGATGGCATTCAACACTAATGTGTGGATATCAGATTCTCCAGCAGAAGAAATATTCTGGTTATATGAAACGTTTGTCGTAATCGATACATATGTGTAATCACCAGAAATTACTTCTGGAGTAATACCAATTGGAACTTTGTTTATTAGGAATGATTGAATTTTGTTTTGTTCGACTTGAGAAAGTCCTATTTCATTTGAAATATCGACAGATATATAAACCGTCCCATATTGTGGTGGAGAAGCTTCATCGCCTCCATAAACATACACATCCCTAATCTCTGGAAACTGAGCAAAAAGAATTGTTCTATAATCATCAGAAGTCACTGCACGATCTAAAGTTTGATATGATTTTGGTGCATTAAATCTAATTGAAGATATTGATTCTGGTTGCATTCCTCCTGCCGCTGCGATAATATTGGTATTAGAATCATTACTAGTCGATACAAAATAATTTGTATATCCTGCAATTGCGCTTGAGCACTTAAATTGAGTCACTCCATTGGGAGCATCCATATTACATACGCGATAATTTGCACTAATTGTAGAACCATTTACAGGAGATAATCCACTAACCCCATCCCCAAAGACAATCTCATAATTGTTTGCGGTTGCCTGTAGGAAATATGCTGGAGTTGTGGTTGTAACTCCTAGAAGATTTGTATGATATTCCCATTGTTGATTTAATCCACTAGAATTGGTCAAATATACTTGTAATGATGTTGTATCAATATTTGGATTCGAAAGAATAAATCTTTGGTCTGAAACTGCGGTGTTGACTGTAAAAGTTTCTGTGACGTTTACGCCTTCAACTAAAAGTACATTTGTAATAGTGTATGTATTATTAAGTGGGACAATGTGATTATCATTAGATGTCAAGAAAGTATAGCTTCCGCCATTACCATCTGTTGATTGAAATACCGTTCCTCCGGGAATTGTGATAGTTGTAGGAGAATCTGTTGGAAAAATTGTGATATCAACATATGCTTCTGCAGATCTGGCAGATCTTGGAATATAGTTGATATCTTTAGCATGACTGACCACACTATCTCTAAGTGTAGCGGTATCCATAAACATCTCGTTCATAACCATATTGGTATAGAAGCTATTAATATATGTGTTGTAAGTTAACAAGTCAATTATAGTCGAGATATTAGATCCCTCAAAATTATAATCTTGAAATTTCGATTGATTTTGCATGAACTGAACAAAATTTGCTCTAAGGCCAGCAAAATCTAAATTGTTGACAGCAAGTGTGTTATTAGCCATTAGCGAACCCTTACCAGCGAAGTTGTGATTGTTATTGGTGCTGGATTATTTATGATAGAAAATGTAAGCGTAATATCGATTGAGTTATGATCTGGATCCCCATTAACCACAATGTCTAATATCTCAACTCTTGGCTCGTAGTTTTTAATAGCATTCGTTATCTCATTAGTCATCTCAACTTGAGTGGTAGGCATAAAATTTTCAAAGAGAAAACGATTTAGATTAGCACCAAAATTAGGAGCATATGGGACTTCATAATTATTTGTCTTGAGAATTTTCATCACAGAGTTTATAATAGACTGCTCATTAGTAACACGGGCAAGATCATTCGTCATAGGATTCTTTTTGAAATCTCTAAGAAAATCAGAATAATATACCTGTTGCTGCACTGGAGTTGGAGATGCCACTTTATGCTCCTAAATCTTTATTTTCTATTTATATAAAACTCTATTGACATATGTTTGAATCACCTATATACTCCTATTATAGGGTTGAAAATCTTTCTAATCCAACTAGATCAAAAAGGAATCAAGGAATGGATATTGGAGTATTTGGTTCCCAATCAGATAGACAAACAAACTTTATATGTGAAGCAGTTGAGTTTTATGCTTCTATACTAATGGATGAAGATGTTTATCGTGATATGAAAATCGATATTGAACTTGATTATGAATTAGATGTTGCTGGGCATTGTTTGACAGACGACGAATTAGAATTTCCAAGAGAGTTTACTATTGACATAAATCCTAATCTGTGTGATATTGGTATTTATTCCACACTTGCACACGAGATGGTTCATGTAAAGCAGTATGCTCTAGGTGAATTATATAATGTAATGGCTTTATCTCCAGAAGAGATTTTATCATTTGATCGAGTTTGGAAAGGCGAAAAATGGTTTCCAAAAGAAAATGATCATCCATATTTTGATGCTCCATGGGAAGTTGAGGCATTTGGAAAAGAAGTTGGATTGTATTGGAAATGGAAACATAGGAACATGAAAGTTTAATTATGGCTATTACTAAGAAGAGAATTACGAAGTCTTTTGATCAGAAGCATTATGGTGATGAACCTGTTATTGTAGGTATTGCTACTGAAGAACAATTAACAGAAGCATATAATTTCTATAATTATATGCACGATCATGCTCAGGCAAAGAAATGGATTATTGAGTATTTGAAAAAGAATAAGCGATCTCCAAAACTAATCGATGAAATTCGTTCTGCTCCAGATTGGCGGACTAGCACAACTGCTGGCTGGACGGCTCGTATGATGATGAATGGAACAATATTCAATGATACATATATGGAAAGGTTTGAAGATCGTCTTCGACTGAATGCACTATATGGAGTCAAAGATGAACCAAAGGCAGTTTCTTCAACAATCTCTGTTCAGGATCGTATTAGGCACAATACTAATAACTTTCTATCTGATGCTGAATCATTGGTTATTGATGAACGTTCATCAATGTATGAGTTTCTTCAGAGTAAACAGGTAACCCCAGTTTCGGCTAAGAAAATTCTGGAATATTATCAGCCTATCTATGATGAGATTCATTCTGATGATGAACAGGTGAAAGAATCTTTTGGTAAGAAGTTGAAGTTCGAACGCACTTTCATGCAGGGTGTGATTGATGATCTAAATAGATATATTGGCAATAAGAAAGTTGCTAAGGTTCGCAAGCCTCGTGCAAAGAAAGTTAAATCTGCTATTGACTTGGTGAAGACTTTGCAGTATCAGAAGGAATATCCGGAACTAAAGATAGTTTCAGTTAATCCTGCAGACATTATTGGAGCAAGTCAGATATGGACATTCAACACGAAGACGAGGAAACTCAGCCAGATCGTATCAATGAGTCCGACTGGTCTAGGAGTGAAGGGGACAAGTATTACGGGATTGGATATCGAATTGAGCGTGTCGAAGTCGATTCGCCCCAACCTCCAAGCACAATTGATCCAGAATCTATTGTCATCTGGAAAAGTGGCACTGAGGAATTTTATGTCAAATATCAAGACCTCATCAACATGTGCAAGCCCGAGAATGAACGAGTTTACCGTAATATTAAGGATTATTAAGTGACAGATAATGTAGTTGATTTCACAGATCGTTGGATTAAGAAAGAAGAGCATAAAGAAAAGATTCAAAATATTGAGGAAATCAATGAACTTGATGAACTTCATGATATTTGCACTCTAGTAGCCAATGATGCTCTAAATGCATTATATGAAGAATATGATCTAGAGATTGATAAAATTGAGTTTAGTCCAGAGATGATTTTCTTCTTTGAGTCATTCAAGGGTCTTATTATGAAGTGTGCTGGACATTGGCATCCTTTTCAAGATGCTGCTCAGGATTTTTTTGATTCTCAGGGCATTGAAGTTCATGAAACTGAAGATGGTGGATATCATTTCGCTCTAGGTAATAAGGAAGAAATTTTACCGGCAAACGATGTTGACATTATTGGAGATAATAAATGATTCTTATTGATCTAAGCCAATTTCTAATTTCTTCATTATTTGCCAACGGATCTAAGAATGTTGTGATTGAAGAAGATCTGCTACGCCATACTCTTCTTAATTCAATTAGAGCACTTAAAGTTAAGTATAAGGAGTATGGTAAAGTTGTAATTGCCTGTGATGATAAGAATTACTGGCGTAAGGAATCCTTTCCTTATTATAAGGCACATCGAAAGAAGTCTCGTGAAGATTCTGAAGTTGATTGGAATGCAGTATTTGTCTGTCTAGACAAGTTTAAAGAAGAGCTTCGGGAAAACTTTCCGTATAAGGTAATTCAGGTTCCTCATGCTGAAGCTGATGATATTATTGCAGTTCTAACTAAGCATTATCATGCTGAAGGCATTCTTATTGCATCTTCAGATAAGGATTATATGCAGCTTCAGTCATATCATCGGGTTACTCAATACAGTCCGATTATGAAGAAAGAGATTAATTGTTCTTATCCAGAGCAATATCTGATGGAACACATCATCAAGGGGGATTCCGGAGATGGGATCCCTAACTGTCTTTCTCCTGACAATTCTTTTGTAATGGGCATTCGTCAGAAGCCGATCACAGCAAAAAGACTACA